AACATTTTATGTTAACCTTGCTCGTAAAGCTTTATTCGTAGATTTAGACAATACAAGTTTAACTGACGCAGAAAGAGAAATAGTAACTCAAGATGTTGAGCCAGCAAATGCAAAAGAAGTAGCAAAAGTACTTCGCAAGATTGTTGTTGATGCTGGTCTTAGTGAGAATTTTGATTCCAAAATTGATAGTGTGTGGGAAGATTTACAATTAAGCGATTTGCGTAGTAAGCTTTCTCTGGAATTAAAAAAAAACGATAGAGTAGTTGTATTAGTACCAGGTAGTTTCAAACCACCTCATAAGGGCCATTACGAAATGGTTAAAACATATAGTGAGATGTACCCATCTGGTCAGGTACATGTTTTAATTTCAGCTCCTTCAGCTAAAAGTGAGCGCAGAACTAAAGATGGTAAATTAATAACACCTGCTGCTGCAAAGCAAATTTTTGAACTATATGCTCAACCGCTGAATAATGTTACAGTTAGTATTTCGGAATATCCTTCTCCTGTAACTACAGCGTATGAGACTCTTAAAACTCTCGATGACGGTACAACTGTTGTATTAGGAGCTAGTAAAAAAGACGGAGACTGGAAAAGATGGTCATATGCTAAACCATGGGCTGAAAAGGAAGGGTTAGATATTGAAATTGTAGAACCAGAAGAGTCTGCAGTAGATGTAACTCTAAAAGCAGATGGTACCCCTTATAGCGCTAGTAACATTCGAGATAATTTTGACGATTTCGAAAAAATAAAGGCTGACATACCGGAGCATGTCAGCCCTGAGGCTGTTAAACAAGTATTTGATTCTTTATCTTAAGTCTCTTATAAAGTCGTAAAACTCTTGTCTTGTTAAATCGGTCTTATCTAAGAACGCACCAGACATTCTAGCAGTCTTCATAATACTATCATGCTTTACTCCTCGAAGACCAGCACAAGTATGATTAGCTGATACTAAAACAGCTACACCTTTATTATCTTTACATACTTCATTCATATAATTATGAATTTGCATGGTTAGATTTTCTTGGACTTGTGGTCTACGAGAGAACCATTCAACAATTCTATTAATTTTACTTAAACCAATTACCTTACCATCTTTTCCAGGAATATAAGATACATGAGCTTGACCAATAAAAGGTAAATGATGATGGGAACAAAAAGAATTAACTTTAATGTTACCTTGAAATACCAATCCATCATACTTATCAACATTATCAAATGCTGTGATCTTAGGAGGTAAGCTATAACAACCTTCTGCTAAATCATTCACAAAAGCTTTCGCCACTCTTCGAGGAGTATCAGCGCTATTAGGATCATTTCGCCAATCAAACCCTAAAGCATCCATATACTTCTCATATGCAGCTGCAGCTTTTTCAATAATTGCCTCTTTTTCGTCTTCCGTTCGGGGTAAGTTACCGTTTGCATATTGCAGTAATTCACTCATGCGACTATTATATGAAAATTTTTATTAAGTTCAACACTTGATTTCGGTTTAGATATCGTTATAATAGTCGTATGTTTAGTAGTACTAAGATAATTGAACTTGGGAGTTGTGCGTTTCGACAACCTCAAGCAACTTCGCATTGTCGGTTCGTGCACGGATATCGTTTGATTGGTAAGTTTTGGTTTGGCGCTAATGAATTAGATGAAAATAATTGGGTTGTAGATTTTGGAGGTCTAAAAGATCTAAAGAAGAAATTAGAAGAGCAGTTTGATCATACTACAGTTATTGCAGATAATGATCCTGCTTTAGAGTCTTTTCGTAAACTTCATGAGGAAGGTATTGTAGACTTGCGTGTTATGAAAGGTGGGGTTGGTATTGAGAAGTTTGCTGAGTTTTGTTTTAAAACCGCTGATCAGTATGTTAAAGAATTAACAGATAAGCGTTGTTTTGCGACACGAGTAGAAGTTTTCGAGCATGAGAAAAACTCCGCTATTTATGAAGACAAATATAATGTTATGTCTTGGGCTAATAATGAAAACGCAAAAATAAACAAAGGACTCTAATATGGGTAAAGGTAGTAAACGCCGAAAAGAAAATACTAGCAAAATCAACGACAACTGGGATAATATTGATTGGGGTAGGCCTAAGAAAGAAGAGGTTAAACCTGAGACAAGAGACATTAAGGACATATATTTAAATGACAGAACTTTATAAAGAGGACTTAAGCGCGAAAACGTTACTTTTATCTGACGATAAAGTATTCTATACTGTAGAAGGCGAAGGTGAATATGTAGGATACCCGTCTGTATTCATGAGATTATCAATGTGCAATCTTACATGTAAAGGCTTCGCATCCGCTGATTCTCCTCATGGTTGTGATAGTTTTATTTCTTGGAGTGTTAGGAACAAAATTACTAACGCAGATCTATTGCAGCACTTAGAGCAAGAAGGTTTTCAAGATCATTTATACAATGGCGCTATTTGGAAGATTACTGGTGGTGAGCCGTTAGTACAACAACCTGCACTTCTTAGATTCTTGTCTCATATGGAAGTAGAGTGGGGTTGGTTACCTAGAATTGATTTTGAAACTAACGCTACGATTATGCCAGATAAAGAATGGGTTAGAGTAGGCGCGACATTTACTACTTCTCCTAAGCTTAGTAATAACGGAGACCCTGAAGATAGAAGATATAAACCTCAAGTATTGGAATGGCATGCTAATCAAGGTTCTGGTTTCAAGTTTGTTATAGATAAAGAGTCAGATTTAGATGAAGTATTAGAAAGATATGTAGATAAGTTTGATATACCTAGCGGTAGGGTTTGGTTAATGCCTTGCGCTGGTAGTCGAGCTGAGCATATTGAGAAAGCTCCTATGGTAGCAGAGTTAGCTAAAAAGCATCGCTTTAATTTTAGTCCTAGGTTACATTTACTTGTATGGGATATGGCATTAAAGGTATGAAAATAGTTGCTACTAATGGTTGCTTTGACATTATACACGCTGGTCATGTTCAATATTTAAATGAAGCTAGATCATTAGGAGATAAGCTTATTGTAGGCTTAAATTCAGATAAGAGTGTTAGACAACTTAAAGGAGATAATAGACCGTACAATACCGAACAAAATCGCGCAGAGGTTCTTCTTGCATTAGAGAGTGTAGATCAAGTTATTATATTTGATAGTGTTGATTGTCGTGGTTTCTTAAAACAGGTCCAGCCTGATATATATGTAAAGGGTGGAGATTATACAATAGATACTCTACCTGAATGCGAGAGAAAGACTATTCTTAGTTGCTGCAAAGAAATTAAAATTCTCAAAAAATACGATAGTCTTTCTACCTCTCAAATTATTGAAAAACTGCAATTAGTAGATAAATAGAAGTATGAGGATTGCAATCAGCGGTACAGCTTGTCAAGGTAAGTCGACATTAGTTAAAGATTTCTTAGAACTATGGCCTAGCTATACTACTCCAGAAAAAACTTATAGAGATATTATCGCTGAAAATAATTTAGAACATTCTTCTAAAACAAATAAAAAAACTCAGCGTAAAATTTTAGATTTTCAAATTGAAGAGCAACAAAAATATCGGAGTGGGGATAATGTAATTTTTGACAGATGTCCATTAGATAATTTAGTTTATAGTATGTGGGCTTGTGAGCAGCCCGATAATGATATTGATGAAGAATTTGTGAGTAGTTGTATTCCTCTTGTAAGAGAAAGTTTTAGAAATTTAGATATTATTTTCTTCACTCCTATAACTAAGGTCGCCCCGGTTCCAATTGAAGAAGATGGTGAGAGAGATACTGATCAAAAAATTATTGAAGAGATAGATCATATTTTTAAAGCTGTACATCGTGATCATGAAAATAATCCTAAGACAAATCTGTTTGTAGTAGATGATAAACCAGCGATTATAGAAGTATTCGGTAGTAGAAGAGAAAGAACTGAAATAATAAAATTATATATTGATGCTGAAGGAGACGCAATGACTCCTGGTAATATTCTCGATGAAGAGACTATAAAAGAGATGGAAAAATTAAGTGATGTATGGAAAGATGTTGATGCAGAAGAGTTTTCTGTTCTTAAAAAAGAGCTAGAAAAACACCGTACTAATAGATTAAATACTTAAATGAAAGAGTATGATAAAGTCTGTGAAAAATATATGATAAGAAAGGTTCGTTCTTTTTACCCACGTAAATTAGATTTATCTCCAGAGTTTGTCGAAGCATTTAAAGCTGAATATTCTAGATTAGTAGAAAGCGGTCAAAATAAACGTACTCTTTTTGAAAGAATGCGAAAAGCATTAACGTTTCATCTTTAATTTCTCTAAGACCTTTACAATATACTTTAATATTTCTGATCGAACTATTTCCAGTTCGGTAAACTTAAATCCAAATAATCCAAACTCTTTAGAGTCAGTAGTATTAAATGCATTGAATATAGCTTTAAACCCAGATTTATTACCAATATCACTCTGTTGAGTATCTCCAACTACAATATATTTAGAATTCTCTCCAAATCTAGTTAGGATAGTAGTTAATTCTTCTCTTGTAAGATTTTGTGATTCATCTATAATTACACACGCATTTTTAAATGTTAAACCTCTTGTATAATTAACTGGAACGCACTTAACATACCCTTCTGTCATTAAGTTGTTTATAGTTGGCTTGTCTAACAGTTCATTAAGCTTTTCTAAAAGAGGTAAACTCCACGGAAGAAACTTCTCTTCTACTTCACCTGGTAGAGAACCCATACTCTTAGAAGCTGATTCTACAACACTACGTATATATATTATTTCTTCTACTTTTTGAGTACGTAGTAATTGTAATGCTACAAAAACAGCAAGATATGTTTTCGCTGAACCAGCTGGTCCGTCAATCATACACATTTTACATGCCTCCTTAAAGCATATTTCTAAAAATTCATCATGCGCTTGTGTTAGATTGTATTTTTGAGTTATATTAAAATTTAAAAATGTATTTTTTTCAATACTCTCTGCGATTTCGGTATCGTTAATTTTTGTCTTTTTAGAAATTTTTCTAGCACCAACCTGCTGTGTTTTAGACATAGGCGTAACCCTTCCTTTTCTTGCCATATATTAATATTTATTTGATTTTCTCAATTATACTACTAAAATATATATAATGAACATATTGCTCGCATGTCTATCATATAGAGAATTTACTGGTTCAGAAATATATTTTTATGAACTAAGTTCTGCATTAAGAGATGCTGGACATACAGTATCAATCTTTTCACCATTTGTTAGTTCTCCTTTAAAAGACAAAACATTTGATATTAAGTTTCCATCAAAAGATGATATAAATAAAGAGAAATATGATTCTCTTATATTTTCTCACGGCAAAGTACTATGGGATTATTTAAAGGATGTAAAAACCAAAAAAACAATTAACATTATTCACTCTGAGGTTTTAGAGCTCGAAGAGCCTGTATTATCAGAAAAGATAGATACTTATATAGGTATAAGGCCGTCTATAGTAAGTATGTTAACAGAAAAAATACCTAACAAAAATATAAAATTAATTTACAACCCGTTTGATTTTAGCAGATTTAATATTGATAATTGTAAAAAAGATAAAAAAAATAAAGATAAGGTTGTGTTGTTTCCAGGTAGTCTTGACTATTTGCGGTATCAACCATTACAATATTTGTTAGATTTATCTGTTAAGCAAAATTTTAAAGTCTTACATGTAGGTCGAAATGATTACAGTACTGTACACCCTAATTTCTCTTCTCAACCTGCAGTGTGGGATGTAGAAAATTATTATAAGCAGTGTGACATTGTTTCTGGTATCTTTTTAGGTCGGACCTCTATAGAAGGATTATTGTGTGGTAAAAAAGTATTACAATTTGATGTTGATAATACAGGAAAAATTAAAGAAGTTTACTGGCATACAGAACCGTATTTAGACAAGTTTTCGCGCGAGTTTGTTGCTAATCAAATAATTGATGAATGTTAAGTTTAATATTGTAGTGTTATGTTATAATTGTGAATCTTACATTAAGCAATGTATAGATTCTATAAAATCCCAAACATATACTAATTATAATGTTGTTATTATAAATGATAATTCTACAGATAATACTCATGAGGCAATAACTCAAAATATAAACAAAAAATTTTATTACATTAACAATAAATCTAATACAGGACCTCTTTCCAATCATATCAAAGCTATAGAGACGTTTGACTATGATCCAGAAGCCGTTATTGTGCATGTTGATGGAGACGATTTGTTATTACATCCTAACGTTTTATCTATTGTAGCAAGAGCATATACAAAAAACACCAATCATTTGGTTTCGTATGGTAATTATGTTACTACTTCTGGTCAAAAAAGCATATGTAAACCGTGGGATAAAAATATTAATATTTCTAATTATATCGCACCTGTTGGGTGGATATTCTCTCATTTAAGAACATTTAAATTTAAATTATGGAATTATATTAACAAGGATATTAGTTTTTATGATTCAAATAAAAAAATTTATACAAGCGCTGGAGATGTCGCGATAATGAAACCTATTTTAGAATTAGCAGGCCGTGCTCGTACCATGTTTTTCAATTCTCCTCTATATTTATACAGAGATAATACTACATTAAACGAGCATAACAAAAATTTAAATGATCAGATTCGTTGTGCGTTAGACATAAAAACAAAAAAAGAATACAAAATTATAAATGAATAGTATAAGCGACACTTTTAATTATAAAAATGTTTGTAAGTTAGCTGTAGAAAACGATAAAGTATTTTCAGATTTCAAACAACATACAGATTATACTCCAATCTTAGAGCATGTAGATTATAATACTGGTTTGGTGTATTTGAATTATATTAAAAAATACGATCTTGATGTTTTTAATAAAATAAAAACAGAGTTATGTATTAATGATAAAATAGGTAATCCTGTATTATATGAATATCCTGATATAGGTAATATATCTCCAACAACTTTACGTTATATAAAAACTGTAGTCGACCTTAAACGGTTATATGGTAATTTTAACAATAAAAAAATTATCGAAATTGGCTGTGGTTACGGTGGTCAATGTTTAATTTTATCAAAACTTTTTGATATTGATGAATATACGGTAATTGATTTAGACGAACCTTTAGCTTTAACAAAAAAATATCTTTCTGAACACAATTTAAATGTAAATATATTATCAATAAATGATGTTCCGAACTATGTTAATTCTAATGATATTGTAATTAGTACATATGCGTATTCAGAAATTTCAAAAGAAATACAAACCGATTATTATAATCATATAATTAAAAACTGTAAACATGGTTATTTTATTTTAAACTTTATTAGTGATCAGTTTAAAATAACTTCTTTAAATAAAGAGGAAATTATATCTTTATTTGAACCTAAAGTTAATTTTCTAAAAGAGTATCCAAATACTCACCCTAACAACGTAGTAATGTACTTTTAGCTAAATGAAATTTACGTTCGGTATAGTAACTGGTAAAAACTCTATCTTTATACAAAAATGTATAGAGAGTATATATTCTTTAAGAATACCTGAATTCGAGATTGTCGTTGTTGGTAATAATTTACCGTTTAATGACCCAAAAATAAGATTTATACAGTATAACGATATATCCCCTCAAGGAGATATATCTATTAAAAAAAATATTATTACTGATGTAGCTAACTTTAATAATATTGTATACTTACATGACTATATACAGTTCGATTCTAATTGGTATTCTGGTTTTCTCAAATACGAGGAAGATTTTGACTTATGTATGACAAAGATTCTCAACGTTGACGGTACGCGATACAGAGACTGGTCGTTATGGGCGTATGATGGAGAACCGATACTAAAAAATAATCACTATTTAATACCATATGAGATGTCTCATCTAACCAAGCTTATGTATTTTTCAGGGGCCTATTGGGTCGGTAAGAAAGCCTTCATGTTAGAGAATAGACTAGACAATACTTTACCATGGGGTCATGGAGAAGATGTAGAATGGTCTAAGAGAGTTAGACAAAAAACAACATTTAAAATGAACCAGTATTCTGCTGTTAAGTTACTCAAGTACAAAGATAGAGCTTTTGAAAAAACAAACAAAGCAGACGAAGAACTACTCAATAATTTAAAATTATGATACAATTAAATTTAATTTTACATAATCTACGTAGATTACCTTTTTATAAAAAAACTCTTGAAGCTTTAAGTAAAATAAAAAAAGACAACAAAAGTAAGATTTTTTTAAATGTCTTGTCTTCTTTTAAGGAGGAAAAATATCCTGATATTATTAGCAACTCAGGTATAAGAAGTAGAACTGTTTTCTTCGACGAGTCTGCGACAAATTATATGAACAAAATTCACTATGCTACAAGTGTATGTGATGATAGTGAGTACATGTGTTCTATTGATGACGATGTATATATTTCTAGTCAGTTATGGGATTATTTTATTGAAAATATTAACTTTTTGGATGACAATCCTGATACCCTCTTATTGAGCCCTATTTTATCTAACGGAATACCTTCAACTGAATTTTTCTTAGAAGATTTATTCGAAGAACATCACAAAAAGTATATTTATAATATATTTTTAAATACCCATATACCTAATATATGGGGTGCTGACTATTCTTCTCTCAATAAAACAAGACACACCTGGGATGAAACATTTTATAATGACGTCTGTAAGATTGACCATCATTTTAAGGGAATACACCCTGTAAGAGTGTCTAAATTAGCTCAATCTGAAATATGTAACATTTTTTGTGAACATTACATTGATAAATTTTTAAAAACTAATAACTTTAGAATAGAAAAACACAATAGACCGTATTTTTGTAACAATTTATTTTTCACTAAAACCGAGCACTGGAAAAACGTCGTTAATGATATATCATTATTTGTAGATTTCTATGATGAAGTACCGTACAATAAGTACAAAGATAGACATAATTTAAATTTTGGCTTTGTACGAAATGGTCTCGGTATACACCCGGCTTATAATAACATAGATGGTTCAGCGGATATCGATAAAGAATATATCAATAAATTTTTAAACATAATATAAATGACAAACCTAACAATAGATAAAATCATTAATGAAACTCAGTCTTATTTGAGTAATAGATTACCACCGTATTTATACAATACATCATTTGTCCCTGGAGAGAGTACTGTTTTATATTCCGGTCCATTTTGGGACGATAAAGAAATTGTCGCCGGTTTGAACGCATTTTTAACTGGTAAATGGATTGTCGCAGGAGAGAATGTACATCGTTTTGAAAAGTCATTTGCTAATTATTTTAATGTAGGTCATGCTCATATGGTTAATTCTGGCAGTTCAGCAAATTTAGTATTAATTTCCGCTTTGAAGAAATATTACAAATGGAAAGATCAAGATGAAATCATTGTCTCCCCAGTAGGTTTTCCTACATCTATATCAGTTTTAGTACAAAATAACTTAAAACCTGTTTTTGTTGACATAGAATATAATACATTAAACTTTGATGTAGGTAAAATAGAAGAAAAAATTACTTCTAAAACAAAAGCTATATTTGTATCCCCGGTTCTCGCGAATCCTCCGGATATGGATTATCTTACTGATTTATGTAAAAAATACGATTTATTATTGATAGGGGATAGTTGTGATAGTATAGGAACAAAGTGGGACAATAAACATCTGTCAGATTATTATACTGCATGGACATCATCTTTTTACCCTGCTCATCATATTTCTACAGGAGAAGGCGGTATGGTATGTACAAATAACCCTGAATTGAAAAAATTATTTGTTAGTTTTTCATGGTGGGGACGAGATTGTTATTGTGTAGGTCCTGCAAATCTTTTATCTTGCGGTAGCTGTGGTAATAGGTTTGATAGATGGTTAGAAAGCTATGATGGTATTATTGATCATAAGTATGTTTTCAATAATATAGGTTATAATTTAAAACCTTTAGATATGCAAGGAGCTATCGGAGTAGAACAGCTCAAAAAATTTGATGAAATATGTGTTAAAAGAAAAAATAGTAAGCAAAATATAGAAAATATACTTCTTAAATATGTTAATGGTATCAAAGGAGTCACTACTTTAGATAAAGCTAGCCCATCCTGGTTTGGTACTCCTTTTATATGCGAAAATAAAGATTTGAAGTTTAAGCTTGTAAGCTTTTTAGAGGAAAATAAAATTCAAACAAGAAATTACTTCGCTGGTAATATACTATTACATCCAGGTTTTTCATATCTAGGAAATGTAAAAGAATACCCACAAGCCAATAAGGTTTTAGATAAAGTTTTCTTTATTGGAGCCGCTCCGCACTATAATCAAGATGTTTTTGATTATATAGATAATGTTTTTGCTAAAAAATGGACACAATAGATGTTTTCGGTTCAACTGGGTTTATTGGGAAGGCCTTTTCTAACATGTATCCTGATGAGATACATGAACACTCTAGAGACGATGATAATCCTTTATATAAAAATATTTTATATTTTATAAGTACTACTGATAACTATAATGTCCATAATTATCCTACAAAAGATATTGAGACTAATTTAATTAAATTAATTAGAGTTTTAGAAAATTGTAAAAATACAAATACTGTTTTTAATTTTATTAGCTCTTGGTTCGTATATGGGAACGTAGTCTTACCCGCTAAAGAAAATAGTAATTGTCAGCCAACAGGTTTTTATAGTATAACAAAAAAGTGCGCGGAAGATTTGCTTATAAGTTATTGTAAGACTTTTGATATTAAGTATCGTATTTTACGATTAGGTAATGTTTATGGTAAAAATGATAAAGGCGTTTCAAAGAAAAAAAATGCTTTACAGTACTTAATTAATGAAATAAAAAATAATAAAGATATTAATCTTTATCATGGTGGTGATTTTATAAGAGATTACATTCACGTTGATGACGTATGTAGAGCTATATATACAGTGTTATCAAATAATATGATTTATAATGATATAATAAACATAGGGTCCGGTATACCATATAAATTTATAAATCTTATGAACTTTGTCAAAAAACAAACTAATTCTACAAGTAAGTTTATTACTATAGAACCTACAAATTTTCATAAACTAGTACAAGTTAAAGATATGTACTTAAACATTGATAAATTAAACAGTTTAGGGTATAGTCCTAAGGTTGATATATATACCGGTCTAAAACAATTATTATGAAACAATCTGGTACAATAATCGTAAAATTACAAGGTGGTATAGGTAATCAATTATTCCAATGGGCTTATTACAAAGCTGCTAAAGAGTATTATAATATAGAGTCCTATATAGATATAAGTTTTTATAATAATCAAATAGGAGTTACTCCGAGAGAATTCCAATTAAACCAATTTCCTCACATACAATATGATATTTTTGATATTACTAAGATTGCTGAATTAAAAACAAATGTTAGAAGGATTGCTGACGACTTTGTTAATAGAGACATATTGCATCCTTGGAGATATTCTCAACATGATATTAATTATCTTGATGGTTATTGGCAAAGCGCCAAATACTTTTCGTGTATTAATAATACTATAAAAGAAAATCTCGCCCCGGCAAATACTTTTAATAAAGATATAATTTTACCAGGATCAACCTCTTTACATGTTCGTCGTGGAGATTACGTTAAAGTACCACAATTCCACCCAACTCAGTCTATTAATTATTATAATAAAGCAGTTGAGAGTATAGGTACGTATAATAAACTTTATGTTTTTTCTGATGATATATCTTGGTGTAAGGATAATTTACATTATAAAGATATAGTTTTTATACAAGACAAAAAAGAGTCAGAATGTTTATGGCTTATGTCACAGTGTGAAAATAATATACTCGCAAATTCTAGTTTTAGCTGGTGGGGATCGTGGTTGAATTCTAATTCAAATAAAAGAGTCATAGCCCCTAAAAAATGGTTTGGTACAGGGTATGATAATAAAATTAATTGTGAAGATATTATTTTAAGTGATTGGGAGATAATTGATGGAGATTAATTTATTTGATAATAATTTTAGTCATACTACGTATGCAAACCCTCATCGCCCTGTAGATAATTTATCTTATAAGAAACCCCCTGTTATTGAATGGGATGGCGTTACAGTTTTTACAGATGAGTTTTGTTTAACTGACATACCACATAAAGTAAACAGTAGATATAAAATAGCATGGGCTTTAGAAAGTCCCGCTATCAAGCCAGCCGTTTATAATCACTGGGAAGACTTGGTTAACGTTTTTGATAAAATATATTTATGTAATCCAAATATTAATCACCCAAAAGTAGGAATAATTGAATACGGTACATGCTGGATACCATTAAAAGAATGTAAAGTTTATAACAAAACTAATTTACTTTCCATAATTGCCTCGGAAAAAAGACATACTATTGGTCAAAAACTTCGGCACGAAGTAATACAAAGTATACAAAGAGATATTGATGTTTGGGGTCGTGGATATAATAATTTTGAAAACCGACTAACACCATTTAAACAATATATGTATTCTATTGTAATAGAAAATTGTGTTTACCCAGGGTATTATACAGAGAAGTTATTAGATTGTTTTGCGACTGGATGTATACCTATATATTATGGTTGTCCCAACACAAAGAGTAGGTTTGATGAGAGAGGTTTCTATACATTTAGTAATATCAGCGAGCTTCATGACATACTTAACTCTATTTCTATAGAAGATTATAATTCTAAATTAGAATATGTAAATTATAATTTTAATCAAGTAGAAAAATACTCTTCACCTGATAAAAATTTATTAAACAATTTAATAGAAGACGGGTTTATTCATTAACAATGAAATATGTAGTTATTGGTGGTAGTGGTTTTATTGGTCAACATATTATAAATGAAATCGCTTCTCACGACTCTAATTATTCTATTATTAATATAGATATAAACAATCCACCGCGTGGTAACAATAATATTGTATCTAAATTTTATCGATCAAATATATGTCAAGATAATATATCTCGGTTTATTAGAGATGTAGATGTTGTTTTTTTGCTTGCGGGAGAAATAAACGTACAAGAATCTATTTCTGACCCTGTATTATATAATAATACTAATGTTAATGGTGTATTAAAGGTGTTAGAACAGTGCAGACTTAACGGGGTTCGTCGACTTATTTTTAGTTCTTCTGCGAGTGTTTATGGTAATACATTAAAAACACCGATAACTGAAGATGTACCTGTTGCCCCACTAAGCCCATATGCTCTACAAAAACATATTGGTGAGCAGTATTGTCAATTATATTCTAATATCTATAATTTAGATACTATATGTTTGCGATATTTTAATGTTTATGGAGAAAACAACCGTAAAAACAACACATATTCTTCTGTAATTAATATTTTTACTAAACTCAAAGAACAAAATCTACCTTTAACAATATATGGTACCGGGCAACAACAAAGAGATTTTGTTTGGGTACAGGATGTTGCAAGAGCAAATTTTTATGCTGGTCAATGTAATACCTTTAAAGGTGGAGATATTATTAATATTGGTACTCAGCGTGGTACATCAATTATTGAGCTTGCTAAATTATACAACCACCCTATTAATTTTTTACCACAACGAATAGAACCAAAGAATTCTATTGCTGATATAACAAAGGCCAAAAAAATATTAAATTGGTCACCGACTTGCAATATTAAAGAGTGGTTAATAAGTCTTTAAAATCATATGTTTAAATTGTTAGTTACTGGAGGTACAGGATTAGTTGGTTCTTCCATACCCACAGTTCACGACCATCACTCGAATATTAAATTAAGCTCAAAAGATGGTAATTTAGTAGATAAAGAAGAGACAAATAAATTATTCTCATTACATAAACCAACTCATGTCGTACATACTGCAGCTCGTGTAGGAGGTGTTGGTGGAAATATGAGCGCAAAGGGTGCTTATTATTATGATAATATAATGATAAACACTAATGTTTTAGAAGCATGTAGAATTTATGAAGTTACCAAGCTCGTCTCATTACTTTCAACATGTGTTTTTCCAAACGATATAGAATATCCACTTACAGAAGACAAATTTCATTTAGGCGAACCTCATGAGTCTAATTACGGTTATTCGTATGCGAAGCGAATGATTGATGTACAGTCTAAAGTATATAGGGAACAATACGGAGTAAACTTTGTTAATGTAATTCCAACTAACATTTACGGGCCTCATGATAATTTTGATACAAAAAACGGTCACGTTTTACCATCTTTAATACATAAATGTTATTTAGCTAAAAAGAATAATACAGATTTAGTTATATGGGGTTCAGGTAACCCGTTAAGAGAGTTTATATATAGTAAAGATATTGGTAAATTAATTATTTGGGCTTTAGAGCACTATAATGAACCAGAACCTATTATATTTTCACCGTCAGAAGAAATATCTATTAAAGATTTAGTCGATCTCATCGTTAAAGCAGTCGGGTTTACAGGAAAGGTTATATTTGACACTACAAAACCAGAGGGACAATTCCGCAAACCTTCCGATAATTCTAAGCTTCGATCTTATTTACCAGATTTTGAGTTTACCCCGATTGAAACTGGTATAAAAGAAACAGTTGAATGGTTTGAAACCAATTTTGAACATGCAAGAAAATAAAAAAACAGCTATCATTACCGGTATAAACGGTCAAGACGGTTCATATTTAGCAGAGCTATTAATTTCAAAAAATTACAATGTAATAGGTACACTAAAACGTAATTCTGTATCAGAAAACCAAACATCACGTATTTCTGAATTAAGAGATCTTAATAAGGTTACATTAGTTTATGCCGACATGACTGATTTTTCTTCTTTAGTGAGAGTAATTCAGAAATATAAGCCCGATGAAGTATATAATTTAGCAGCTCAATCTCATGTACGTATATCTTTCGATCAACCAGTATATACAGCGAATACGGTTGCAATAGGAACTCTTAACTTGCTTGAAGCAATTAAGCTAATTAAACCTAGCGCAAAAATATATCAAGCTTCTTCTAGCGAAATGTTTGGTAATAATATTGACTCTGATGGTTTTCAAAGAGAGACTACCCCTATGACACCTGTGTCTCCGTATGGTTGTTCAAAGGTCTTTGCTTATAATATTTGTAACAATTATAAAAATAGTTATGATATGTTTATTAGTAATGGTATTTTGTTTAATCACGAATCTCCCAGAAGAGGTACAAATTTTGTAACTAATAAAGTTGTAAAAGCAGCAGTAGAAATAAAGAAAGGCTTACTAGATGCATTACCTATGGGTAATCTTCAAGCAACAAGAGATTGGGGACATGCGAAAGATTACGTTGAAGCTATGTGGCGTATACTTCAGCATGATAAGCCAGATAATTTTGTATGTGCTACAGGAATATCTCACTCCGTACAAAATTTAATAGAATATGTCTTTGGAAAATTAGGTCTAGATTGGTCAGAATATATAACTGAAGATGAGCGCTTTTTGCGACCAGAAGAGTTAAGAGATTTAAAAGGAGATTCTAGCAAATTGAGAAATCAACTCAATTGGGCTCCCACATATACATTTGAAACAATGCTAGACGAGATGATTGATTACTGGGTCGACTTAAAATAGTATCATGATTACCAACCCTTATATTGGGTCTGATGGTAGGTTAGGTAATCAGCTATTTCAATATGCTGCTCTCAAATCTCTAGCGTTAAAAAAGAAATACGACTTTGTATTACCGGTTTTTAACGATAAGTCTTTTCAAGACCAGTCATGTTTGTTGAATAACTTTAATTTAGATTGCCCATTATCTGATTTAAATAGTTTAACTAACACATATATTGAACCGACAAGGATGCACACTGCGTGGACCTTTAATAAAATAGCTAATTCAACTGGTTTCGATCATAATTTTTTTAACCTATCTGACAATACTAGTATTCGTGGCTTTTTCCAACATTTAAAATACTTCATAGAGTATGATTCTATATTTCGTAAAGAGTTCACTCTCAAACAATCTATAATATTAAAAGCTAAAAATATATTATTAAACTATAGAAAAAAATTTCCAGACTATAAGTTTGTTTCTGTGCATATACGTAGAGGAGATGTAGTCTTTAATCCGACAATGTTTAAGAATTATGGAGAGAAGATGTATGGTTCAGATATAACAAGATTATGCCCTAATTCTGTTTACGGTCAATATTTCTTAAAGGCAAAAAAATATTTTGATTACGACTATAGTATGCCTAGAGTTAAGTTTTTAGTTTTCGTAGGTGGTAATCGACATAATGAGTTAGATGAACGTCAGTGGTTTAATAATAGTTTTCTTGGAGATAGCTATATTTACGCATCTACAGATGACCCCCTTGTAGATTTTAGCTTGATATCTCAATGCGATTATAATATACTATGTCATGGTTCTAGTTTTGGTTGGTGGGCAACCTATCTAAGCGAAGAGACAAATGAAAAAGTTATGATAGCCCCATCTGACTATTTTGTAGATGGACATTCTCCTACACGTATACTAAACTATAGATATACTTTAATATAAAAATGCGCTTAATATCACATAGAGGAAATTTAACCGGACCAGACGCTAAAACAGAAAATTCTCCTATACAAATTCAAAAGGTACTTGACTTAGGTTATGAATGTGAGATAGACGTGTGGTATATAGATGGGAACTATATTTTAGGTCATGATGAACCTACGTATAATGTACCAGAATATAATTTAACGCATCCAAAGCTTTGGTGTCATGCTAAAAATCTTGAAGCCTTACAACAGATGTTAAAAAATGATAAGATTCATTGCTTTTGGCATGAAACAGATCAGTATACGGTCACCTCTCAAAAGCATATTTGGACGTTCCCTGGTAAGTTTGCTTCAGATAATTGTGTTATTGTAGATAATTCAAAAAACCCTCCTAATTATAATTGTACAGGGGTGTGTTCTGATTATGTCGAACTATATAAAGCACGTTATTTTTGATTTAGACGGGGTATTAATAGATAGTAGAGATTTACACTATTACGCCCTCAATGATGCTCTTCGGGCGATTGATGAATCTTATGTAATAACAAGAGAAGAACACCTTTCTTCCTATGACGGAAAGACAACCACCACCAAACTCCAACTACTTACTCAGCAAAAACAGTTACCAGTTGATAGATATAATGAAGTATGGGAGTTAAAACAAAAGTATACTAGAGAGCGTCTTCAGTCTATACCCGAAAACTTAGAGCTACAGCAATTATTCAAGCATTTAAAAGATAGTAAGTTAAAAATCTCTATTGCATCTAACGCTATCCGACAGACTGTTATTACATCTCTTACTCAAATAGGGGTTATAAAATATTGTGACTATATACTAGCTAATGAAGATGTGTTTCTCCCTAAGCCTAATGCGGAGATGTACATGAGATGCATGATATATACGAAATGTAATCCTGATGAAACTGTAATTATCGAAGATTCTCACACAGGGAGAAAGGGGGCATTAAGGAGTGGTGCACATTTATGCCCAGTCACTGGTCCAGATGATGTTACATTTGATTATATCACTAATTTTATTAATATAAAAAACAACACTATGCAAGAAATTAAACCAAAATGGTTAGGAGGAGATATGAATGTGTTAATTCCGATGGCAGGAGCTGGTTCTCGATTTGAAAAGGCTGGCTATACGTTCCCTAAACCATTAATTGATGTTAACGGTAAACCAATGATACAAACTGTAGTTGATAATATTAATATTGACGCGAATTATATTTTTATCGTACAAAAGTCTCATTATGAACAGTATCACTTACAAACAGTTTTAGAGAATATTGCACCAAATTGTAAAATAGTACAAGTCGATGGTGTAACTGAAGGAGCAGCATGTACTACTCTACTTGCTAAAGAGTATATTAACAACGACAAACCGCTAGTCATGGCAAATTCCGATCAATTTGTTGAGTGGGATAGTAATGAGTTTATGTATTCTATGGTAGGAGACAATGTTACAGGCGGTATTTTAACTTTCAAGTCAACACACCCTAAATGGAGTTATGCTAAATTAGGAGATAATGGTTTTGTTACTGAAGTAGCAGAAAAGAAACCTATTTCTGATACCGCAACAGTTGGTATTTATTATTGGTCTAAGGGTTCTGATTATGTAAAATACGCAGAACAAATGATACAAAAAAATATTAGAACAAATAATGAGTTTTATGTATGTCCTGTTTTTAATGAAGCTATAGGAGATGGAAAAAATATTAAAATTTTTGATGTCCCTAAAATGTGGGGTCTTGGTACACCAGAAGATTTACAATTATTTTTAAGTAATGATAAAAATAAATGAATATTTTGATAAAGTATTTTTAATTACTTGTTATCATACTAAAGATAGACTATCTCATGTTGTTCCTTATTTAAATAGTAGAGGTATCCACCCTGAAATATTTTTCGCTCCGTTTAAAGAGCGTTTTCACTATTCTTATTATAATAAGCAACCCATATGGCCCGGAGCTCATTCTTTATCATGTGCTTATGAGCAGCTTTTTCAAAAATGTTTGTATGATAAAGATGTAAAAACTGCTTTATTCATAGAAGACGATATCATATTAGCTGATGATTGGGATGTACAGCTAAAAAATATTTGGTTTGAACAAGATAAAGATTGGTATATTTTAAAAGAGAGTAACGGTACTCATTTTTTCGCTATGAGTCGAGAAGCTATTGCTGATTTCTTGAACAAGTATGCAGCAGATACATACCCTATTGATCTCGCAATTAACGATTTACAAGATCAAAAAATAACTAATAAACTTAATATACGCAACCAACCTAGTTTATTTACTACCCAATCTACCGGAGGTTATAATCATATTACTGGTAAAGAATTTCTCGATGGAGAGAAAATACCATCTACAGTAGAAATACCTAAACGTTTGAGACAAGATTTAGTTTTTCATGCTTAAATTCGGATTTATACATATACCTAAAACTGGTGGCCATTATGTACACCGGTGTTGTAATTTTGAGAAAAATAATATACATAATTTCTGTCATGATGCTTATCATGATATGACTGTTATAGGGTGGGATTCTTGGAATCCTGATACAGGCTTCGATATAAATAGGGAATCATGTTTTAAAGGTTATAAGCACGCGGTTAAAAAACATTCGATTGATGAGTTATTTACTGTTGTACGTAATCCGTTTGATTTGTTAGTGAGTTATTATTTTTATATTGACTGTACCGGCTGGGCTAATTGTAATAAAATACATAATTTTAATTCTTTTAATGAATTTATTGAAGGTTATTTAAACCCTAGTATAAACTGGCACTACCCTATCATACATAAACATATATTTGGTCAATTGTATGATGAATCTCGGTTAGTTGTTAAAAAAGAAAACATTTTGCGATTAGAAACTATTAACAAAGATTTAACAAATTTTAAAGAGCGTTATAATTTAGATATTATTACTGATTTTAAACGAATATGTAATATAAACCCAAATAGACCGTCAAGAGATTATAAAGATTTTTATACATCAAAACAGGTTAAAAAATTAGAAGAAAAATTTGGGGATATTTTAACTACTTTTAATTATAGTTTTTGATTTTTATGTATTGGTTTTATCCATATAAACGTTTCAGATATTAATAATAAATTATACATTAAAACACGTGGGTTTAATGTATCAGGAGTTTTAAAATAATTTTCTAAAGACTTATTATTCCATTTTTTATTGGAGTTTTCTTTGTACAACTCGTATGTATGTGTGATGTTTTTTACAGCGCTTTTGTTAAGTAAAATAAAATTATCTAAGATACGAAACATATTATTCTTTTTATCTGAAATTTCCTCTTTTAAAATAGCAATTGGTTTAACTTGATTTAATAGGTGTAAGTATTCGCAGTAACCGGTAAAATTTTTATTAAAACTAACACACAAGTCAACATTTGACAATAATTTTAGTTTATCAAAGTCCGTATTTTTAATTAATGTAATTTTATGCATGCAGTTTTCTTAAAAATTCTTCTCCAAATTCGTATATAATTTCAATCTCGCTTGGTGTAGGGGCTTTTTTAGTTTTAGGTTGTATGGGACAACCGGCCCTATATATGTATGTAGGTATATCTTTATAATAAACGTCAATGTTATCTACTATAGTTTTCTCTAACCACATATTTCGCCATTGTTTTTGTGTCGTAGTAAGTTGTTTTATTATTAGTTCTTCTAGAAGGTTATCATACTGTGGGTCTAATACTTCTAAATATAGTCTATATATTTGATTTTTAGTAAAATTTTTCGCAAATTTTTTAATTGAGTTAATATCTCCAACGAAAATAAAATCATCTAACGACGGATAATGGGTTCCACCTAAATTTGTACGAGATATATTAATTATACCCGGATTTTTTATAATAAAGTCGTGTATTTCTTTTAATTTTTCTTTTTGAAAGAGTATTTCACTTATTGCGTCATATCTAGTTACTATTACCAAGTCATAATAATTATTATTAATATTTTTTACACCTTTCTCAAAAGATCTCCATTGATTTATATTTTCTCCCTTTCTTATTACATCGAAAATATAATCGTTTTTTATTAATGCAGTTTTTTTATATAAATTGCTAATTCTTTTAAACTCTTGAGTGTAGTTATTAACTTGAAATATTCCGTTATATGTATCAACTAACTTTTTTTCAATTTCTTGCGAGGATGTTAATTTATCATTTACATTCCACGCATGACCAAAATAATCTACATTATATAACTCATCTATAGTTATATATTTTGAAGTAAATTGATATTGTCTAGGTAAACCAAAAAATATTATCGCTATTTTCACGTATAACTCAAATAAGTTTTTTTTATTATTTCAATACATTTATCATTATCATTACTATCGAAATATTTTTTCAATAACTCTCCGTTTATTGATGGTCGAATTAAATTTCTACATATTTTTTTCACCAATTCTCCTTCATCGACATTTAGCTTTAATTTACGGAAGTAATTATACAGCTGAGTATGAGGATTTGTTTGACCAAAATTACCGCACGATGTAATGTTCAATAATATATCGTGCCAAATTAAATCTTGGGCCGTATTACTACCAATTATCGTCGCATATTCTATTAGTGGTTGACCTTGTTCTAATTTCATCCAACCAACAAACACATCTGTTATGTTTTTTTGTATTTGAGGAAAATACAAATTTTCATAGTCTTCAGATTCAATAAAAAATGTGTCAAACCTTGTCTTTATTTGTATGTCGTACTTGAACCCTTCTTGTTCTTCATACGCTTGCTTCATTCTGTTTACTTCTTGACTACTATACCACTGACATATTGACCCGTAGTTAGTAGACATGTACTTCTCATAATCAAAAGGGCTATGTATTATAGGGTTTGTTTTTAAAAAGTCTATTAACGCTGTTTTTTCTTGCACGTTAACCCATATGGGCTCATATATATCATTTAACTCATCTTGTAATTGTTTAGATTTGTGTTGTTGCAAGCATTTACCTGTACCGTCATTAGTACCGGGTTTAGTATAAGAATTCCACGCGTGTATAAAGACATCTACATTATACTTTTCTTTAAATCGTTTTATCGTGTAAAAAGTATTTTTGTACTCCCGTGGCTCTCCACTTAATGTTAAGCATATTCTCATTGTATTATTAAACTTATATCTTTATCATTTGAATTTGTTACTTTATTGAGCAAATCATGATAACAATCTGGGGATTTTTTTTGCTTAAATTCTTCTTCTTTTAATAAAGATCTTTTTTCGTTAAAAATATTCTTCTCTTCACACACTCTGATTATATCTCTATAAACATGATACCCTTTTACGTCGTTTATAGTTGCGTCTAACGGTGTTCCTGATCTTAATATATTGTGTATAAAAATATTTTGTTTATATTTTACTGGTCGTATTCCTTTCACCCCAAATAGTAAAGCCCATTTTGCTTCTGGCGTTAGCGTAGTTTGAGGAAATAAAATATCTACAAAACGCTTTCTATCTTTTATATCTGTACGTTTAGATAACCAGCCTTTATACCATTCGTGTACGATTTTAGATATATCTTTGTGATACACATCCATTGTCTTTGAGCTACCTATCCAAGGCCCGTGATCAGATATAGAAGCATATAGAGCATTATGTACAATATCAGTACGAATGTTATTAATATGAATAAAATCGTCGTCATAATTATTAAAAAAATTTATTTTCGTATTATGACATACGTTTTCTATAGCAATATCGTATCTGCATCTTATAACAACATCATATTTAAAATTGTGCTTTTTTTCATATTCTTGTTTTAATTTTATTACTTTCTCCGCTGCTATATACTGACCTAAGACCCGTTCTTGATCAAACTTTTCTATGAGTATATTTTTGGGGTTGTATATTGTTTGTATATACTCTTTTAATTGGGAAATATTATTATATAATTTCTTCTCTTGTATATCAAGATTATTTAATTTTAAATTTTTTGGGTGAATTACTGTATTGTTATCCCAGGCTTGGCAAAAATAATCTACATTCAGTTCGTTGAAGTATTTTTTTATATATTTTGAGCATTGTAATATACTTCTCGGTTCTCCGTTTAAACATACTGCGATTTTTTTCATTTTAATGTAATACTCTCAAATCGTGAGTTAATTCTTTTATTTGATGGTTTAACCTCTCAATTATGTCTTTATTTTTATCGCTGTTTTCAACAAGTTTAGCTAGCTCTTGTTTCTTTTTGGCAAGCTCATTAGATCTATGCTCATGCCACATTCTATCAGTAAGTTTTTTTAATGTATCTTTTGCCTCTCCAGTACTTGAAATATAGTTCATTGGACAACGCATTATTTCATGTTTAAAGTGTCCGTTAGAGTGGGTGGTTGCTGTACTTTTTGTTGTTATAAGTTGATTACCCCAAACAGCTTCCGGGTGTGGTTCATCACAATATCCAGGTATTACTCCTTTTTTACTTTTTAAATAAAGGAGACTGTTAACAGTAATATTTTCAAAAAAATTATCAATAGCTTCTGAACTTCCATAGTAATAATTGTCTCCTATACGCAACTGGCCTTGTAATACATCAATATATGAAACATGTATTTGATTATCTCTCCCTCTCAACTCCCAATCCCCGGTCCTGAGAAAATAATCCCACCATTTTTTATTATTTTCTGGTGCGTGATGGTCAACCCACGATATAAACAAATCCGGTCGAACCCGAAAGACTACGTCATATTTAAAATTATTTTCTTGTTCGTATTTTTGTTTTAATTTATTACATTCTTCCCCGACAAAATATTGATTTATTTGTCTAAAAAAGTGAAATTCAAAGTTGTTGTATTGTTCGGGTAAGTGTTCTTTTACTAAAGCTTTGAGTTTAGCACGCTCATCATCAATAACATATTTTTTCGGTTTAAAAGAATTAATATAATTTTTTATTTCATCGTCTTTGAATTTAAAAACATGATTCCCATCATAATCTGATGTATTACTTTCATGAAAATCATCTTTTCTCGTTTTTAAATACTTAGATTTTTGAGGAATAAACCCAGTTTGAGTTGTTTCACTAGTATATATGAAAAAGTCTACATCTGCCCCTACCCGGATTCTATTAAAAAACTCAGACATATATGGAATACATGATTCTGGTTCGCGTATCACACCGCTTATACATACTGCTACTCTTTTCATTTTATAGAATTTAATGTTAAATTTTTTTGTATAGTTCTCACGACTTCTTGAACCTTTTCTTTTGCTTTACCAGGGTCTGATATATATTCCATAGGTCCTCTTATAATATCGTTCCGAAAATACCCCATATTCGACCCGTGAGGTGTACAAGAACATTTGGTTGTATTTATTTGGTTACCCCAGCACGTTTCCCCAGTAAAAAACAAATGATAATAATATTTTATATTGAGCTTTTTGTACATGTCTTCATGATAAGATTTTGTCATGAGGGACTTTTTAAAATAAACTAAGGTATTAATAGTTATTTTATTTAAAAAGGTATCCATGGAGTTTGAATCTCCGTAAAAATAATTATCTGCAACAAATAAATTACCTTGAAAAACGTCTATCTTTTGTACATGAATCTCATTTAAGCGACCAGGTAAAAAGCGTTCACCTGCTCTTAAAAACTCATCCCATTCTTTTTCGTTTTTTGGTGCTCGATCGGGGTTCCAAGCAAGAAATAAATCTGGTCGAATTCTAAAAACTATGTCATATTTAAAATTATGCTTTTTTTCGTATTCTTGTTTTAATTTATTACATTCTTCTGCGACAAAATATTGATTTATTTTTTTAAAGTTTTCACCTTTACATTCTTCATACTTTTCTGGTAAATAATTTTTAATAAGAGACTTGAGCTTTACCCGTTTGTCATCAATAACGTACTTTTTAGGTTCAAAAGAATTAATATAATTTTTTATTTCCTCCTCTTTTAATTTTACGACTTCTTTATTGATAAAGTCTTCTTTTCTATCATTATAATAGTTAATTCTTTGAGCTTCATACGAAATATGAGAGTAATTGCTTGTATATATAAAGTAATCTACTTTAGCTCCTTCTTTAAGCTCATTAAAGAACGATTTTATATATGGAATACATGATTCTGGTTCGCGTATTACTCCACTTATACATACTGCTACTCTTTTCATGTTTTAATCAGTGATAAAATCCGTCAAATTACCCCAGTCGTGTTTATAATAATGATAATCTTGATTAAGAACTTTTAAAAACTGTACATGTTCCGGATGTTTTGAGTCAAAAATATTGTGAATGTTATAATCTTTATCTGTAAATGTCCCCCAGTTAAAAATTCGTGATGTATATGAATTAAAGTCATGAGCTTGAGCTATTTGAATGAACTCAGGTATACTTTTATAATTATTTTTTTGTACACACATATCTAATCGGACACTTTTTAGTCCGAGTTGTTGTATAAAGTGTAAATTTTTCATTAATTTATCCCAATCTCCACCTACTCTTACTTTATTATAATGTTCTTTTATACCTCCATCTAAACTTATTATGGCGCTAATATGTTCAGTAATCTTATGTAGGTTTTTCAACCGATCCCAACGTTTCTCATCAAATAGAACACCATTAGTTTGTAAGCATATACTTATTTCAGGGTTCTTTTTAAGATCTATTTTTCGCATTAACTCAAAAAACGATGGAGAACCAAATGGATCGCCTGATCCGGTTATATTAAGATGTACCTTATGAGGTTTACTATGAATCATACGAAGTAGTCTTTTGTTTATCATCATAGTAGTTTTATATTTGTCTGGTTCATTTTTCTCACTGTACTGTATCAAGTTTTTTCTACAACTAGGGCATCTTAAGTTACAAGATTTGTCGTAGCATAAATTAATAGTACTAGGTGGTTGAGCTACATCCATTTCAAACTCTAAAATAAACTTCATCTCATCTCCCCACTTACCATCAAGTACGTCTTGCCTAGTAGGCAATGTACCGTTTTGTATTTTTGGACATTCCTCCGCATTACACATACTAAAAGAGCCATCAAGTATAGACCGTCGAAAAGCTTTACTTCTTTTACTATTCCATTCTTGGTAAAAATCTAAATCTGGAGTTAAATCTCCTATACGGTTATGATTTACCCATCGTGGACAACAGTTAAATAACCCCTTTTCTTGTATTTCTAGAAAGGTCCAAGGATGTTCACAAAACTTAGTTGATAGTTCTTTATCCATGTATAATTAATTATAGAGTTATGCCAAGTATACAAGCAGCTAAACCTGAGATTAAAGAGATCTTCTTCAATGGTGTGCAATATAAACCCAATCAGAAGGATGTTGAAGAAATTACTTTTTTAGGCACTACAACTATTCAAGCAAAGGTTAAAGAGAACTTAACTATATTCTGGAACCCTCTTACATGGGACTGGACTAAAGCAGCAGACAAGAGCGCATACGAAACCAAATACAAAAGAAAGACTAGACCTGTGTATTTCAAAGAAAAGGTCTTTCTTGTTGAGACTTCTAAAATGAAAAAGGGTATTGTTGACGATGAGTTCGTTGATACTGCTGAATTACCAATTGGTATTGTTGTGTATTGGGAAGCTGATACTGAAGAATGGCAGATGCTTGGTTATAAAGAAAACTTACTTCGATAGATGAGTGAAAAAAACCGCATGTATCTATACTTCTAATACAGGTGTAGGCCTCATATCCGATGTAAACCTCATACAAGATCTATTATATGAAGATTTTGATATTGATGTAGTATATTTAGAGTGGGATATTAATGATTCTGCAACACATTCGGTGTTTGCTAATTATGATATTGGTATTTTTATACAAGAATTTGGAGAGCAATGGCTCGATCGAAATAAAATTAATATTTTAATTGCTAATGAAGAGTGGATCTTAAAAGATAAGCTCTTAAAATTAAAATATTTTAATAAAATTATAACCAAATCTAGTTTCGCAAAATATTTGTTATCTCCATACAACAGTAATATAGTAAATACAGGGTTTGTATCTTTAAATAAAAATTTAAATATTGACCCAGCAAAAGAGTTCTTACATCTCGCCGGTAAGAGTTCTCAAAAAGGTACTGAAGCGGTTTTAAGTTGTTTTAATAACAACAAACTTAACTTAACATTTTTACAAAGCGACAGAGAGTTCAATAATATAAACTCTAATATACATTATATATCAGAATTTATACCTTCAGAAGATATAGCGCTTAATCTCAATAACCATAGTATACATTTATGCCCTAGTATATACGAAGGCTGGGGCCACTATTTATACGAAGGAATGTCAACTGGTGCTTTAATTTATGCAACAAAAATTCCTATGTTTGTTGAATGGATTGATCCTGATCTGGTAGTTTTTTTAGATTGTATTTTTTGTTCTAATGATGATACATATCATTTTTTAAAACATAGACATAATGAATGGCCGCATCAAGTTGGTTGGCTAGTTGACAAAGATCATTTAACGTATGAAATTAATAATTATAAAGCAAATTTAAAAAAACATAAACCTGACAAAGTTCGATCGTTTTTTAAACATATAAATAATCAAAACTCAAAAAAATTATTTAAAGAACTAACAAACGTATGACTATATTATACAAAATATGTTTTAATATAGATCGTTTTCGCGATCATGAACGACCTGATAGACCTATTGCTAGTAATATAAACGATATTATTAAAGTATGCCTTTTTTCTTTAGTAAAAAATTTAACTCCAGAAGACAATATTGTTTTTTTCGTTGATGGTACTGATGAACAAAATGTAATTTATAATATATGTGACCAGTTTAATGTTAACTACAAAATTTATAATTTTAATCATAACTGCGCAGCAAAAATTAATAATGAGTGTATGTTATATATTATTAATAATATAGAAGACGAAAACGAAATTATATATTTGTGCGAAGATGATTATTTACATTATAACAATTGCCTTGTTCATATTAAAGATTTTATAAAACAGTATCCGGATTTTATTTGTCATCCAGTAGATTATCCAGATTTATATACGAATAAAAATAAACAAACAAGTGAAATAGTTCTATCAAAAAATAAACATTGGCGCTCTGTTAAAACAACAACATACACAATAGCGTTCACAAAAAAAGTTTTTAATTCAAATTATAATATATTTACAAGTATAAACAAATCTTTATTTTACGAACATATTATTAATCTTATATATGTTTCTACTAAATGTTTTTCCCCTATACCATCTTTAATTTCTCATATAGAAATACATTGTTTATCTCCGTGTATAGATACAGAAAAAATATTTTACTCTCTGTTTGAGCAGTATAAAAACGCAGGTATAACAGATAGAGGAAATATGACAAACGAGCAATGGTCATTATTGTATGGTAGAGGAGGTTACGATGGTGTTGGAAGTGGCCCAGGTAGTCTTTTAAAGAACAATCATTCACTTATTGATTGGCTTACCAAATTTATAAAAACAAACAATATAAGTACTGTGTTAGATTTAGGTTGCGGGGATATGCAATGGATGCCTGAGGTAGTAAACAACACCTTGGTTAACTACACTGGTGTTGATTGTGTATCTAATTTAATATTAGACCACAAAAATAAATTTCAAAAATTAAAATTTTTATGTGAGGATATTATTTCCTTTGATATAAAAGAAGAAAAATACGATTTAATATTTTCTAAAGACGTACTACAGCATTTTAATTTTGACAGAGTAAAGCTTTTTATTGATAAAATAATATTATCAAGTAGTAAGCATAGTATAATAGTTACACCAGGTAATGTTAATTCTGATACTGAAAATTATCTTCTCCAAAATAACTTTACATTAGCTACTACATATCAAAGCGATGAAATAAAAAAAATCTTTTGTAAATGAAATGCGCTATATTACAATCCGTTTGTAATAACTACGACCATATAATATCTCTTACAAGCCCCATTAACAAGCGATATGCAGAGTCTCATAACGCCGATTATATACTTCACAAACAAATAGTTACTCATAATAGATACCCTGCTTGGAATAAAATATACTCTACCTTAGATTTATTATATAGTAGGGAGTATGATTACATTTTATTTCTCGATGGAGATGCTGTTATTATAGATATAACAAAAAATTTATTTGATTTATGTATTAACGACCCGGATATTCTTTTACACATAGGAGATGATAATCAAAAAAAGAAAAAATTTAATGTAAACACAGGAGTTTATTTAGTTAAGTGTGACGATTTAATGATTAAATTCTTTGAAAAAATCTTACATTATCCTACTTTAAAAAAATACTACACATTAAAATATTGGGAGCAAAATGTTGTTCAACATGAATTAAACCGCTCGAAAAAATATTATTCTAAAATAGTCAAAGTGTACGACGGTAATTATTTTAATCATACGGAAGGGGATTGGGTATATCATCCATGTATTGTAATTCCAGAGCCTATGATTTCTCAAACAGACAAAATAAAAATATCTTTATTAAAGAAAAAAATTTCAACATTAACTGTCGATCAGAAATTGTATCTCGATAGTAAACTTCTTTCTATTGACCCATTTGCTGAGGCTGTTTATTCAAGCACAACAGCGCTTGGCCACCTTATTCGAGAAGTACGCTCCCAGAAACTGTTTTTATTAGACTCGTCTTTAAGTAAATCAAAAAAAATCACAAACATAATTAAGCAGCCAACTGATTATTATGACTCTTGATTATCGCTCTAGATAACATATAATTGTTGGTATGATTTTGAGAGATATCGATATCTATGATGGTAATCTTATTCACGGACGGTTTGCTTATAAATATTTTCGCAAAAAGACTCTTCCAATTGGTAACATTGTCGCGTTTCGAGCGCCGATGAAGGTCGAAACAGAAGGAATGATTGATAATGAAGACCTACTTAATAATGATTTTATATATTCAGATGACGCTGTTAATTTTTGCTGGGAGTTGCCTAATCTTGACCCTCTTGGTGCTGTATTCTTTCAGCGATTATTTAATACACAAATCGCAAACCTACTGTCGACAAAATATCTTAACGCGCCTATTGAAGTAGATGGTGATGACCTGATCGTACATAAAGAATTTGAGCAACACGGTATCATCCAACCAAAAGGTAAGTGCAGTGTAAGTATTACCTATTCGAGGAACAATGTCGCGCTTGGTCACACCGCAATTAACGTCGTCGCAGGTCAAAAAGCACCGTCATTTGCGTTTTCCACGAATTTAACCGATAATCAAGTGGAAGAATTCATGAAAATCGTGGTAGATACCTACTATTCCATGGTGGATGACGCGTTTATCGCAACTACAAAACTGACCTTGTGAGGTCGAGTTCTTAGAGAAAAATTTTTTTGCAAAATTTTAATGAAATTACTATAAGGGTTTTAGACTGTCATGAATTTAGTAGAGCGAATACCAATTGGAAACAAGTTCCCGGAAAAAATTAATTGTATTATTGAAATACCGAAAGGAACGAGCGCAAAATACGAGTACAACGAGGAGTTAGATATATTTCAACTTGCAAGGTGCTTGTATAGCTCGATGATATATACTGCCTCGTATGGTTTTATACCTCAAACACATGCGCTTGACAACGACCCTTTAGATGTTGTGGTGTATAATAATATACCGATACAAACTGGTACATTAATTGAAGTTACTCCTATCGCGACAATAGATATGACCGACAACGGAGATAAAGACTACAAAGTTGTAGCTGTTCCTTGTAGTCATGTAAAGGAATACCGTACCTTAAAAGATCTTGAGCCACATTGGGTGAGTACTACACTTAACTTCTTTTCTCATTACAAAGACTTAGAAGATAAGGTTGTAGAGATTGGCGGTTGGTTGTCAAAATCTCGTACTAAAAAAATAATTACTGAAGCCCACGAAAGATATAATGCCAAAACCAATTAATAATGTCTTTGATCTCATTAATAACATTGCTTTTGATAGTAACCCTGTTGATATCAATATTGCCGATGGTGGGCTTTATTCTCCGTATATTACGAACAGGTATCTTACTCATATTAATCCTCAAATTACTCTTCTTGTTAACAACACCGTCAACAAATATGGTATTGCGTTTAGTTCCTTAGATCATTATAAATTTATGTTTAACTTGATACCTAAGACAAAGCGCAAATTTATTCGTTATATAAAGAAGAAAAAAGCAGATAAAAAAGAATGCAAACTGTTATCTAAACGATATGAATTATCTGAAAGAGAAATAAATTTGTATTCAGAAACATTTGATGTAAATATAAAAAAGTATGAACAGTAAACAACAGAAGGCATACGACGCTCAGCTTGACAAAATGGACTTAACTGATAGTCAAAGAGATGCATTTGATCATTCTCCGAAGCGTAGTTTAATTGATCTAGACACCTACCAGCATACAGACAATTTTAGCTTACACGGCTATAGGTTGAGTAGAGTAATGGATGATATTGTATTAGCTCAATACGCTGACCTTGCTCAGGACGGACAAACTATAGAGCGTAATGGTATCTATATTCCATTATCTCAAGTACAAAAAACTTGGCGCTTAGCGCGAGTTATTTTAGCTGGCCCTAATTGTAAGTTTTGTTCACCAGGTGATATTGTTTGTTTTCCAGATGATAAAGGAATTAAGGTTGATAATATTAATGTTACTGGTCACGACGAGCCTTTGAGACATTGTTTATTCTTAAGCGAGGAGAGGTTCTTTGGAGTTTGTGATCAAGTAGATCAAAATGATAGTAGGTCTGAGTAATTTAAAAAGCATACTTCTTGATAAAGTATGTGAAGTAAAGTTTGCTCGAAGAAATCCAAAACCCGGGCGACCTTCTACTAGAAGAATGCTTTGTACTAATAATGTACAGTTGCTTAATTCTGTTGAAGGTCGTACAATCTTAAACTATAGACCACCTCGACAAGCTCCGAAATATAATCCTAATCAAGAAAATTTAATTATTACATGGGACATATTAATGCAGGACTTTAGAACAATAAGCTGTGATTCTGTAGATTTAATATCTACTTTAGAAGCTGATGTAACATTCTGGGACTATCTATCACAGAATATCGCTCCAATGACTGCAGAAGAAAAAATGAATTTTATGAATGTATGACCCACGAATTAGTTGAAACAACGTTAAAATCATTATTACAGAGTGAAGTAAAAATTGTATCTAGAAAAAGAATACTAGGGACAGGCACAGTACTTCTGTATGAATTAAAAGATTTTAATATTAAGCTACATTTCTCTAACAGCAAGAAGGTAGAAATTCTGTACCCGTTTGGTATAATTAAAAAGAAAAACATAATTTATTTTGATTACAGTTTGTCTCACATTCATCAAGGGGACATCGTACAAAAAGTAAGAACTCAAAATATGGTTAAAAACCCTCGTAACAAATATTATGACTTGCTTCTCTCTATAGAACAACTATAATATTAGTCATGGGGCTAAAATATTTTCCTAAAGGCTTTAAGCCTTCCTCAACTCAGCAGTATGCTATTCCTAATATTGTCGATGCATTCAAAGACAATAAGTTTGTAGTTATACAAGGACCTACTGGATGTGGTAAAAGCTTTATCGCTAAGACTATTGCTAATAGTCTCAATAAACCACCAGTACGTCTCACTAAACTAATTCATAATTATTCTGCTTTTGAAACTAGTTGGGAAAATAATCGTAGAGTGTATGAGTACGCAGATGATTTTAATGGTAGTAAAAGATACGGTACATCTATTCTAACTACAACTAAAGCTTTGCAAGATCAGTACATAAGAGACTTTGATGATGTTAAACCTCTTAAAGGTAAAGGTAGTTATATTTGTAATATAGATGACCGGAGTACTGCTGATGCCGCGCCATGTGCTTTTAGCTCTAAACTAAAAAAGGAATGTTGGGATTGTAATAGATGTGATTATTATGAATCTAGAAACAAATCGATTGCTGCTAAGATTAGTATTGAAAACTATTCGAGCTTTTTTCACAAACCAGATCATCTAAAAAACAGACAACTTATAGTATGTGATGAAGCGTCGGAATTAGAAAACGTTATTGTTAGTCGTTATAGTTGTAGTATTGAATGTGGTAAGTTGAACAAGTACGGCTTTAGTTTACCGTATAGCACAAACCGAAAACGATTTTACGATAATCTATGTACATTATACTCTAACCTTGAAGCAAGGTATGTAGAGCTTTTGCGCATGCTAGATAAGCATCAAGACACTATTAGTGAAGATCGAAAGAAAGAGTTCAAATTTATTACCGACTTGAAAGGTGACTTAAGTTTAATCGCTGATACATGGAGTCAATCTGAATATATTATTCATTCTACCTATGAACGTAATAAAAAATATATCAAACTAATCCCTAAAAAGATAGATAATCTTGCTCAGCATTTGTTTCAGTATGCAGATAAAGTATTATTAATGTCAGCTACGTTTGTTGATTACAAAAGCTTTATGAGAGGGTTAGGTATACCTGAACACGAGTACAAATATATAGATCTACCCTCAACATTTGATCCGAAAAAATCTCCTATCTTATTTGGTAACTTTCATTTATCAAAAAAGAACTTAGAGAATAGCTTTCCTAAAATCGTTGGATGTGTTAAAGAGATATTACAAGAGCATAAAAATGATAAAGGGTTAATACACACTCAATCTAACAAGATTACTAATATGCTTAAAGATAATATTAGATCAAAGCGCGTTTTGTATCGTATTCGTGGAGATAAGGACAATATAGATATACTTAACGAACATCTTAATACAGACGCGCCTACGGTTCTAGCAAGCCCGTCAATGAGCTTCGGTGTTGATCTTAAAGGAGATGCGGCTCGTTTTTGTATTATTATTAAATGCCCATGGCCCGATCTTGGTGACGTTCGTATTAAAGAAATGTCAAAAAATAATTATAGATGGTACTCTAATAAGATGTTTACTACATTTATTCAGCAATGCGGTCGCTGTACGAGAAACGAAAATGATGCTAGTATAACGTATGTATTGGATGCGGGCGGTATTAGAAAATTAGTTCCAGACTATCTTAATTTATTGCCAAAATATTTTATAGACCGGTTTGTTTAATAAATATTTATAATGAAAAATCAATACTATGGTTTTGAGCTGAAAGATATGATAAGGCAGTTTATTACTGCCTTTAATAGTATTGTAATAAACAGATATAATAAAAGTAAGACTGTTGTAGATCAGCTCAAAGTTGGTTTTTATTACGGTCCTAAAGAACGTGCACTTCATGATGTAGTCAATAAAGCAGGCTCTTTAAAGCTCCCAGTTGTTGCTGTACATTATACATCTATTACTAGAGACCCTGATAGAGTCTTTAATAAGATACCTGGTTTTTATTTCAGCAAAGCACCTACAGTGAGCGCCGGTGCCCTTAATTCTGATCATTTAAAAACACCATTACCAGTTAATGTTGGTATCAACATGTCTATTATGACAAAGTTTCAAACAGACATGGATCAAATTATTAGTAACTTTGCTCCCTATAACAATCCATATATTATAATGAGCTGGATTATACCTACATCTCAAAACTTAGCTAGTAACTATGAAATTAGATCAGAGGTATTATGGTCAGGAGATATAAGTTTAGATTACCCTATTGAAGTATCTAGTACTCAACCTGCAAGGGTTATTGCTAATACGAGTTTTACAATTAAAGGTTGGTTATTCAAAGGCCCAGCTGCTGAAGATACTAAGAACATTTTCACAATAGATCAAAAATTTGTCCCTGTGAGTGGGTTTGATTATGAGTAAATTTATAAAATACAATAGTACATTAACTGATGTAACGTCATTTAGCGCGAACTTTGAAACACAAGAATTATCTGCTAGACCAGAATTTTCTAAGGACAATACTTATACAACTCTAACATGTGGTTTTTCTGGTAGTAGAACTTTTACTGGTTATGGTCTTGATTCAGTAGAGAGTATTCTGTTAAGCGCAACAAATAATGCATTAGTATTTACTAATGCTGCAAGTGGTTTATTTGTTAATTGGCCTGTCTCTGGATTTACATCTATTTCATCTTTATGTGACGGGGCGACATTAGATCCACCACTTTCAGGACTGCTTTTTAGCGACTTTACCCTAAATAACTATAATACTATGACTGTAAATTTCCCTGAGTTAACAGCGACTGGCTCTATTGACATTATTCCTATGAACGCTGCAGGTTATGGTAGTTTAGTAAACGATATAGGTACAACAATAACAATTAATTAATATGGCAGACGACGGAAAAAAAGGAACATTCGGTAGAGGTTTACAAAAGTTTATAGCTAATAACTTACCGTATAGGTCACCAGCGGCAATTATCGATGATGTTGCGGCAGAAAACCCTAAGTTTAAAGAGTTCTATAAAGCTGGTACGGTACGTAAAGAACTATTAGCTCAACACTCTGTTATAGCTCCTAAACTACCAGAAGGGTCGCACCCGGTAGGTTCGTTTTTAGCTGACAAGGCTTATAACGAATTAATGTACGCTACATTAGACGTAGATAAGTATCGTCGTATTAGAGATTATCGTACAATGGCACAATTTGCCGAAGTCGCGGATGCTTTAGATGAAATCTGTGATGAATTTTTAAACGAAGACGAACATGGTAATATGATTAATCTCAAATTGCGAAATATTGTTGGAGATTTTGACCCTCTAATAAGTAAACAATTACATACTGAGTTTAATAAATTTATTAATCTTTTTGACTTAAAAGAAAATGCCTGGGAGTACGTTAGAGGTTTACTTGTTGATGGAGAGTTATATTTTGAAAATATTATTCATGAAAAGCATTTAAGAGAAGGAATCCTAGGTGTAATAAATGTTCCCGTACAAGCAATTGACCCGGTATATGATAATTTTCAAAATATGCATGTAAAGGCGTTTTTGTTGCGTAAAGCTAAACATCACAAAGAGCAAGATGAACATCAAGATGCTTATACTGGCATGCAAGACAAAGATTTTATTCCAATGGAAAAAAATCAGGTTACGTATATTAACTCTGGTACATGGAATGAAAATAAAACATTTAGAATACCTTTTATTGAAAATGCCCGTCGCGCGTATAGACAATTATCATTAATTGAAGATTCTATTATCATATATCGACTAGTTAGAGCTCCGGAGCGGTTAGTATTTAATGTGGATGTCGGTAACATGAGTCCACCGAAAGCAGAGAGTTATATTCGTAAACTTATGCAAAACTATTGGAGTAAAAAAGCTTTTAGTTTAGATGAAAATAAGAGAGTTAATTCTTTTAACCCGCAGTCAATATTAGATGCTTACTGGTTTCCAAAAAGAGAAGGTAGTACTGGGACAGAAGTTAATACCTTACCTGGTGGTCAAAATTTAGGAGAGTTACAAGACTTAGTTTATTTCGTTAAGAAGTTATACAAAGCTCTTAAAGTACCTACCAATAGAGTAGATGTTGAAAATTCTCAATATAGCGCAGACGCTAATGTATTGAGAGAAGAATTAAAATTTGCTAACTTTATTGTTAGATTACAACATCAATTTGCAAAAGGATTAAAAGATGCATTTGTCACTCATCTCAAGCTCAAAGATATGTGGGGTCAGTTCGATTTAAAAGAAAATGCTTTTGACTTAGAGTTTACACCGCCCCGGAATTATTTTGAATTACGTAAGCAACAGATACTTGATCTTAAAGTTAATAATTTCAATACCCTTACTTCTAATGAATCTATATCTAAAGGGTACAGTCAGAAAGAATATCTCGGGTGGACAGATGAGCAGATTAAAGCCAATAGAGAGTGGTTACGTAAAGATGCTGCTTTACAGCATGAATTAGAAGGTATACGAAGTGGTGGAGCTGATTGGGCAGCAGGAGGAGGAGCAGCAGCACCAATGGGAGGAGGAGCGCCTGCAGGTCCTGGTGGAGAAGAGATGCCACCTGATATGGGCCCGGATGCAGCACCTGACGCAGGCGGCGAAGAAGCACCTGCACCTGAACCTGTACCTACTCCTGGTGGGGAAACTTCAGCGTTGCCGACATAAATAATTATGTGGCTACAGATATCTGGTCAGATTCATATTTAAGTGCTGGTGGTTTAGTATATTCTACATATTTAGCTAACCAGGTAACTACATATCAGCGTTTAGCAGATAGAATATCATACGCTCTTGGTTGGCCTATTGTTAATTTAGAGTTACACGGCAATCAAATATATACAAATATTGCTCAGTCTGTTGAATTTTTTAGTAAATACGCCGGTTACACAGAAGAGCATTTAGTTTTTGATAGTGATAAGTATACCCGTGGCAAAGGTTTAGATATCGCAGAGCTATTAACTCTTACTCCAGAGCTTACAGCGACATATGATTCTACTATTGAAGTTACTACTCGTACTACTTCAGAAGTAGCAACAACAACAGGTAGAGATTTTAATGCTGGTAGTGAAGGTACATTTATTTCATTATTCGAATTTAATGTAGGCGACGCTTCTGTCGATCCGTCGGAATATACATTTACTGTAACTCTCAATGATTCCAACGCACAGGTTTCAAAAGCTTTAGTTATTGCTGTTTCAGGAGATACAGCGTCTGAATCTGCTGATGTTAGTCTTACTCAATATGGTGATGTATTTACGACATCAACTGAAATCTTCGAAGTAAGTGCAATACCCGGGACTACAACGGAACAAGTTGGTGGTAGTTATACAAACGCAGTCTCGGTTGGTATATTATTAGGCGATCAAATGACTAAAGCAGGATCTGTTAATGCGAACCGCAATGCTGTATCTACTGACGCTACAACTACCCAACAGCTTACAACCCAAAAACCTATTATTGGAAACTTTGATGATTTAACAAGACAAAGACGTAAAGTAATAGATGTATATAGCCATGAAGAGTCAAGTAGTAGTAGTTTAAATACATTATTTACAATTGAACAAACTTTAGCGCAACAAACATATTTTAGTTATGCTATGGGTAATTATGGTTTTGACTTAATTAGCTGGTACGTCCTCAAACAATGGTTAGAGACTCGAGAGAAAATGCTTTCTACAAAACGATACTTCAAGTTTGATGAACGTACTCAGCATTTATTACTAGTACCGGAACCGAAAACCGGTGAACGTTTTTATGGTTGTGTAAGTTGTTATGTTGAAAAACCAATTAGAGATATAATTAAAGAACCGTGGGTTTTTCAATACGCGCTAGCTTTAACTAAAATCACACTAGGTCGTGTCAGAGGTAAGTTTGGTAACGCTCAGTTATTTGGTGGTACTAGCTTAGATACGTCTATCCTTCAAGAAGGTCTCCAAGAAAAGAAAGAGCTAGAAGAGATGATGACCACAGGCGGATCAACCGGGTTTGGAGACGGTGCACCACCAATGTTTTTTGTTGGGTAATGGCACTTCACAAAAAAGGGGATTTCAAGAAAGGTATATATCGTCCGATATATAAACACAAATTCTTAGGTAAAAAATTCCCACAATATAGAAGCTCGTGGGAACTTCATTTCTTTAAATGGTGTGATTATAATGCTAACGTTTTAGAGTGGACGAGTGAAGGTATTATAGTTCCATATGTAAGCCCTTTAGATACTAAAACTCATAGATACTTTGTTGATAATAGTTTAGTACTAAATGAGCGAGGTAATAAGCGAAGATACTTAGTAGAGATTAAACCATACAGTCAAACCCAGCGCCCAGTAATGCGTGGTCGTAAGAAACAAAGTACGTTTTTACATGAGCAGGCTACATACGATGTTAATCAAGCGAAATGGAGAGCTGCTAAGCAATGGGCAGATGATCATGGTTATAAGTTCCTTATTTTAACAGAAAGAGAACTATTTAGCGGAAAAAGCGCAAAGAGATAATAAATAATTTATAAGATTATGTCATTTAAGTTACTTGTCGAAAAAACAGACCCGCAAGAGTTTGAGTATATTCTCGAAGAGAAAAATACAAAAGAATCTCCGAGGTTATATATCAAAGGACCATATATGATGGCAGATGGTGTTAACAAAAACAAACGCATATATGATCTTGATAATATGATTGAGGAAGTCGCGCGGTATGAAAAAGAAATGATTAAAAACGACCGCGCGATGGGAGAATTAAATCACCCTACTACTGCTGATGTAGATCTCGAAAGGGCTTGTCATATAGTAACTGAATTGAAACAAGAAGGTAGTACTTTTATTGGTAAGAGTAAAGTATTACAAACTCCATGTGGTGAAATTGTTCGAAAACTCATCATGGATGACGTTCAACTTGGTATGTCTTCCAGAGCTCTTGGTAAAATTGATCAAGATGGAGATATCGGTAAAGTAACTGAAATGAAACTAGTAGCTATTGATTGTGTTGCTGATCCTTCTTATTCTGATGCTTTTGTAAATGGTATTTTAGAGTCAAAACAATGGATTTTAAATAAAGAAGGTACATTCGAAGAGCACTATGATAAGTTCGAAGACAGCTTAAAGAAGTTACCACGTAAAGATGTTAATGATTTCTTAACGGAAAAAATTATCGCGTTTATCCGAAATATATAAGAAAAATAGCGAAAAGAATATAAATAATTAAGATGGACCAAAAACAAGACATCAAAAGTTTTATCTCTAA